GATCCTTCAATTTGATATATCTAAACTATATCTAAGATATATTCAGATGCAATCTAAAAGATCTTGCATTTTTACTGACTAGTAATCATTATCATTTAAAAATTAATTTAGATATATCGTATTCACCAGAGAAGGGGCTACAAATGGCAACTACCCGTTACCCACAGCGTGTTCGTAATGACCTGCGTTTTCGCGAGCTGACGGTGCTCCGCGTTGAGCGCCCCAGCGCGGGTTTTCAGCGCATTGTTTTAGGCGGCGAGGCGCTGGAGGGCTTTAGCTCCCGGGGTTTCGACGACCATACCAAAGTCTTTTTCCCGGCCCCAGGGGCGGTGTTTGTACCGCCGGTGGTCACCGATGAAGGCATTGAATGGGGCGACGGCGTACGTCCTCAGGCGCGCGACTATACGCCGCTTTACGACGAGGCAAATCATGAGCTGGTTCTCGATTTCTTCATTCACGACGGCGGCATTGCCAGCCGCTGGGCGGTCGAGGCGAAAGCGGGGGACAGGCTGACCATCGGCGGCCCGCGCGGTTCGCTGGTGGTGCCGGAGGATTACGCCTGGCAGCTGTACGTGTGCGACGAGTCCGGCATGCCCGCGCTGCGCCGACGCTTGGAAAGCATTGCTAAACTGCCGGTTCGCCCGCAGGTTCATGCGATAGTGACGGTCGGGGACGAATCTTATAAAGAGTATCTGGCACACCTGAGCGGGTTCGATATCACCTGGGTGGTGGGCCATAGCGAGCAGGCGGTAGCGGACCATCTGGCGGCACTGACCGTTCCGGGAGAAGACTATTTCATCTGGCTGACCGGGGAAGGGAAGGTGGTGAAAACGCTGAGCCGTCAGTTTGAAACCGACGCGATTGACCAGCAGCTGGTGCGTGCCAGCGCATACTGGCACGCCAAATAATCAGGCGGCGGAATCCAGCTGCGCTTCGTTCACCTGATGTTCGAGCGAGGCGCGGACCTCGTGCAGCGCTTTTTCCTGCTGAGCGAAGTACGCTTCCATATTGTTCAGCGACGAGACCAGCAGCCAGGACTCCTCTTTCTCCAGCTCAGCCAGCTCGTTCACTAAAATGTCGATCTGCTCGCGGACCTGCGCCATTTTCTTGCGGATGCGTTCCAGATCGTTCAGCCTGTCGCTTGCCATCAATGGCTCGAAGCCCTGCTGCAGGCGGGCCACCAGTGAGCGAATGGTTTTAACGTCACCACGCTGCTTCGCCTGGTTGAGCTGCACCATCATCGCGTTGGCTTCTTCTTTCAGATCGTCCGCCACCAGATCCGGGTGGCAGAGCTTGCTCGCCTGACGCCAGAGACGCTTGAGCTCGTTCCGATCCTCTTCCGAAAGATCTTTGCCCTTGCGCAGCCGCACTTCGGCATCGTGATGCTGCTCGCGATACTTCTCGTACTCTTCGTTAGCGTCGTCGCGCGCCTGACGCGCAGGCTCCTCTTCGCGCGTTAAGCCGCTCTCCAGCTCCAGCGCTTCGGCCAGCAGATTAGCAATCAGATTGCTTTGCTGCTCCAGATGCTTACGCGCCTCAGCGGCCTGGACGGAGTCGGCCGGGAGATCGCGCCAGCGCTGGGTGAGCGTCGCCAGCACCTCCACCGCCTGCGCCATATAGCGCTGGCAGCGACGGTAATCTTCCTCGCGACGACGCGCTTCCGCCTGCTGACGACGCAGGTTGAGCTCTGCCAGCGTTTTACGCAGGGCGAGGATCTGCTGCATCAGCGGACCGAGACGGGAGAAATAGAGATCGTTGAACTCATCAAGCTGCTGCACCCGGGCGTTGCGGCGGTCAATTAGATCGCGCAGACGCTCTTCCAGCGCCTTCAGCTCCAGCTTGCTGGCGGCCACCTGCGGATCGCGCCACTGGGTCACGGCGCGCTGGCCCTGCAGCCAGGCGGTAATTGCCGCCATCGCAGAGGTGTAGTTCTTCTCCTCAAGCGCCACGACGATTGCCTGTAGCTCATCGTCAAACGCTTCATTTTTCAGGCGTGTCAGCTGGCTCTGGATGATGTCGTCATCTTCCAGTTCAATGGCATTTTTAATGATTTCTAGCCGTTTGATCGGTGTGCTCATGATGCCTTTCGCTTTGGCGCTTAAGTATTTGAGTTAAGGTTAGTTGTTGTAAAAGCTACAGGAAATAATACACACGGATGATGATCGGCGCGATGGGGGATTTCTTTAGTTTTTAGGGTTTGTGAGTAAAGAGACAGGATGGTTTGCGTTCCCCGTTCCCGCTCTGCCAATGCTTCCACGCTTTGCCATGGGGTTCGCAGCGCTTTCCGTGCCTGAGGAGCATCATATAGCAATGGACATTTCATTGTACAAATCGTATTCGTGAATTCCTCAAAATCCAACGTCACGCTCATTTTTATTACACTAAACCTAAATTTATTTTTTTTAGTTGACCTTTATATCTATGAGTGATTTGTTAATAACATTCCGGGATGTTAATGGCCCGACATTGTCTCCCGAGAAATAAGCAATGGTATATATAAAGGTAACGGTATGCGATTTTTAAAATATATAATTATTCCAGCAATAGTGAGTCTTTCTGGTTGTAGCACTTTCTTTCCTGAGCCGAAAATGTACACTCCTCCTCCGAATAGCGAGGATGTGGCTAAGATTCGCCTTATTGGCCCGCCGATGAGTTATGGCATCTATCAGTATGATAAGGCAGGTAAAGAAACTGGTGGATGGGTACTTAAGCACAATCGCTATCTGAACCCTTTCCTTGGGTCGACAAAAGATATTGGTCTCCCTAAAGTGACGGGCAAGAAATATGATAAAGACTATTTTGAAACGCTGATTGTTCCAGACGAAAAAACGACTGTTCAGCATGCTTTATACCAGGGATGTAATGTATCGCTCACCTTCACGCCAGAAAAGAAAAAGATTTACGAAGGCCATATTAGCTATAGCGATAAAACGGGATATTGCGTGCTTTATATGAAAGAAGTCGCGCTGGATACCGTCAATGGTATTTATATTGAAAAGGATTTTGTACAGTGAGAACCATGAATGTCTTAGGTGTGGCGTTAGTCTGTCTACTGAGCACCTCTTGTGCATCAAACTACGATGGAACTAAGGCAACAAGCCTGGCGCAGTATTCTGAAAAAGAGATAAAGCAGAAGCTGATCCCAGAGATCACGACCCGCAAAGATGTACTGATTGCTTTTGGCGTGCCTGCCAATACGGCTGACTACAATAATACGCGCCACTGGGAATATACGTCGCAGATCCTCGACCGTCGTATCTATCTCATCATTCCACTTAATCTGGACCGCAAGCAGCAGCTGTCCGTTGATTTTTCTGATAAAGGAATCCTGACTTCATACAACTACATCGAAAAATAAGGTTTAAAATCAATCAAAAGGCTGGCGAGCGTCGTCAGCCTTGAATCTGGGCGCCTCAGCTCACCTCGCTGTAAATCCCCACCACGCGACCCACCGTTTTTATCTCATCGATACCGCACTCAAACGGAACCTTGCCGCCCGCCACGTGGAGCTTTTTACCCGGCAGCAGCGTTAAGTCGCGGATGCTGGCGGTGCCTTCAATCTCAACCAGCCACAGGCCGTCGGTTAACGATACGTCTTTTTCAATAAAGTGCAGCTTCCCCTCCGCCCGGACGGCGATGCCGCGCGCCAGCGGTTTGCTAAAGAAAGCAGAATCGATACTCAAAATAGTATTTGCTTCCAGTCTTCCATCACTAAGGGTGAACGCGGAAACCGAAACGGGATCGCCCGGCGCGGGGTTACCTTCAAACTGCGCACCTTGCCCGGTCATCAGCCAGCGAAGGCTGGCGCCGGTGTCCAGCGCGCACTGAACCGCAAAGTCATAAGAGATGGTACCGCGCGCGTAGCGGTTCTGAAGCGAGCTGGCGGCGATATTAAAGTGCCGGGCCAGCTGGATTTTCTGCGTGAAACCATATACCTGACAGATTCTATCGAGTAACTCTTCATTATTCACTTGAGAATCTAAAATCAAAATATGTTCCTTTGAGTGTTTACTAATACTCATTTGGGTATTAATATGATTACAAATTCGGGCAATCAGCGGCAGACGTTGGCAAACAGAGGCTAATGATTGCAGACCTTATCAAAATGGGAATCATGCAGCATGGCTTCTGAAATCGCAATCCTCAAACGGCGGAAAAAGCCGTGCTGTGCCCGTTATCAGCGCATTAGCGTGCGTGAATTTACGCGAGGGGAGATATGGCGATAGAAGCTGCCCGTGCAAGGGTTCCACTTAGCGTGGGAGCGCGTCTTAACGGGCTTAACCACGTCGCTGAGCTGCGCGCCCGATACGGGAGCGATAGCGGGAAAGAGCTGGCGCGGTTTATGGCCGAGCTGCGCGATAGGCGCGACCCCTGCTTTGAGGAGAACAGCAGGGCGCTGGCCGCCATCTTTTTCCTGGCGAGATTGCCCGTCGCCCGTCATGAGTGCGATATCAGCGAGCTGACGACCGAAGAGAAACGGGCGCTGATTAACGCCATGAACCATTTTCGTGCTGTTGTGAGTTTATTTCCTGAACGGCTGACCATGCCGATATAACCCAACCAAAAACCTAATGGCGTAAACCCGCCGGGCACCCTATTGCCTGAAATTAAGGAGAACGCGTGATGCGAAACAGTGAAAACCGCCCTTATCCGATCGGAAGTGAAGAACTGAAGCGCCTGCTGATGGAGGCAAAAACGGAGGAACGATGCGCGCGAGCCCTCGCGGTCTCCCTGCGCCTGGAGGCGCTGGCGAGCCATATCTATAAAACCGGCATGAGCGGAGAAGACGTTGCCGAACTGCTGTGCCACGAGGCGGCCCGCTACGAGCGTGAATCACAGGAGCTGCACTGATGGCCGATTTTATCGATCTTGCGCAGGCGCGCGAGCAGGAGGACAGAGAGCGATACATTAATCGCGCCCGAAGACGACCCGCATCGCCTTCGCGTTTCCTCTGCGAGGACTGCGAGGCGCCGATACCGGAGGCGCGCCGAATGGCGGTGCCCGGCGTGGCCCTGTGCGTCACCTGCCAGGAGATCGCGGAGATGAAAAATAAACACGTCCGGGGAGGATAAGTTGGCTACGTCATTTGCTTATCCGTGGAATGCCCCGCGGTCGGCCATAGGCAGCCCTTATCTCACCCATGCCCAACAGCAGCGCCGCGATCGCCTTTTCGCGGCGCTGCTGCAGGCAAGAATGGCTCTCTCACAGCAGCCCGACTGCGTACGCTTCGAGGTCTGGCGCACGGTTGACGCCCTCGAACAGCATCGGGGCAGCCCGCAGGCCAACGCCTTTTTGATCCGCTTCTGCAAAAGGATGTTACCCCGTCTGCGGCGGGTCTCTGAACGCTATGCCTGCACAGGCCTGCACGACGAGGTCTCCAGGGCCGTGTTTGACGGCCATTTCGACACTCAGCTTCTGCAATACCTCGCCTCGCGGATGGTCGAACTGGTTGCCCGCTATAACCGCCTTCCGGATATGTCCCGCGCGGACGTCGACCTGCTGGCCGCAGATATCGCCAGCTTTATTCGCGGCGAGCTGGCGAATATTAAGGATGCTGAAATGGGTGAATACCAGACGCTGTACGTCTGGTATCAGCGCGCCGGACTGATCGCCCGACAGTTCAACGTGTCGCCTCCGCACTGGGAGCGGGTGTCGAAGACGTTTTTTGACAAAGATGACGTTGCTGCGGCGGTGATTCGCATGTTTTCCGAGGCGTGGTGGCGCGGGCGTCTGCGTCGGGTCGCGGCTGCCTGGCGCGAGCATTTACAGATTGCCCTCGGCAACGTCAGCAAACGGAGAACGGCGTATGCGAGCAAACGCTGCGTGACCGAGTGGCGCGAGCAGAAGCGCCGCACGCGCGAATTTCTCAAGGGCATGGAGCTGGAAGATGAAGAGGGCAACCGCATCAGCCTGATTGAAAAATACGATACCTCGGTGGCTAACCCGGCGATACGCCGCTGTGAACTGATGACCCGCATCCGCGGGTTTGAAAATATCTGTGAGGCGCTGGGCTATGTGGGCGAGTTCTATACCTTAACCGCGCCCGCGCAGTATCACGCGACGCTGAAATCAGGTTACCCCAACGCGAAGTGGAACGGGGCCAGTCCGGCGGATACGCAAGGCTATTTTACTCGCCTGTGGGCGCGTATCCGCGCAAAGCTCCACCGTGAGGGGCTCCGTATTTTCGGTATCCGCGTTGCGGAACCCCATCACGACGGTACGCCCCACTGGCACATGCTGATGTTTATGCTGCCGGAAGATGTCGAATGCGTTCGCCAGATTATCGGGGACTACGCGCGGCAGGAGGAGAGCGCTGAACTGCAGAGCGAAAGCGCCATACAGGCGCGCTTTCACGCGGACGCGATCGATCCGCAGAAAGGCAGCGCTACCGGCTATATTGCCAAATACATCTCAAAGAATATCGACGGCTATGCGCTCGATGGCGAGACCGATAGCGAAAGCGGCGGGCTGCTGAAGGAGACGGCATCCGCCGTGTCGGCCTGGGCAGGGCGCTGGCACATTCGCCAGTTTCAGTTTATCGGCGGCGCGCCGGTAACGGTCTACCGCGAGCTGCGGCGTCTGGCGGATCCCGAAGCCGCGCGCGGTCTGAGCGTTGAGTTTGCCGCCGTCCATGAGGCTGCCGACGCCGGGGACTGGGCGGGTTACGTCACTGCGCAGGGCGGGCCGTTTGTGCGTCGCGATGATTTACAGGTGCGCACTCTGTATGAGCCGCGCGCCGGGTTTAACCAGTACGGCGAGGAAACGGTCCGCATCCGCGGCGTGTACGATCCTGCCGTTGGCGCGGGCAGCCCGATTTTTACCCGACTCACGCAGTGGAAAATTGTGCCGAAGCGGGCCGCTGATCTTAAGGACGCGCCCGTATCCTCTCGGAGTTCTGTCAATAACTGTACGCAGACCGATCTTTCTCAACCCCTAAGCCGACGTGCAAGACGGGCGTTAACCGAACGCATCAAATTCATCCACCCTGGCGCGTCGTCGCCCGTCGTCTTCGCGAGCGACCCGCAGAACGGAGTTCCGGAGAAAGTGATCGATGAGATACGGCTCGCCACCGGGATAGCCATCACTCGGGGAGAAGCCCTGCATCTTATGGCGGGAGGCATCAGCCGCTTTAACGATAAATGGTGCAGAGGCGCAGCCGACGGATCGCTATTTCCGGCACAGTGCTCTTACCAGCAAAAGGCGCGGAAAATCCTTGAACGTATTGGGTATTTAACGGATCTCTTCGCTCAAAGAGCCCGCTAATCTCCATCCATATCATGTACATACCGTGAAGGGTTCTGATTTTTCGCTTCACTATTTTTATGAATACGTGCTACTGTATGTTTATACAGTATCTCGTGGTGGAGGTTGTGTGGACAGAGAGTTGAACGAGCAGGTCATGATTGAACGAGTCGAGCTGATTGCGCGACTGACGACAGAAGGAACGTGTCAGGAAAGAGATCGTGAGATTGCCCTGAATTTGATTGCTGAGATTGCGCGGGGAAATTTAATCAAGAACAACGCATTTACCGTTGTTTTCTCAGCGTCGCCTGTTCCGGAACGAATCAAAAAAGAGGGCAACGTTCGGGTGAACATTACTCTCGATAAAGATCAGCAGATTGGCCACGCCGTCGTTGAGGCCTTTCAGTGCGAACTGACCCGCAGAATACGATCCCTGTTTCCGTCATCGCGGGTGAACGTGAAAATCGGATCGGTGACGGGGGTCGAGCTCCAGGGGCTTGAAAAAGAGGCCGATCGCGAGGCGCTGGACGCTATCCTCCGGGAAGTCTGGGAAGACGAGAGCTGGCGCTAGCCCCGGCGTCATCACCCGTACCAACATCCTCATTCCTGTTTTGCGCTTCCGTTGAATCACGCTTCGCCGCTCGCGGACGATCTGTTGTGCCCGCGATTGTCCATCCGACAGCGATAGCGAAAAGCCTGCTGGCCCGGGAAACTCTACTGTACCTGGAAACCGGATGTTGGGAGCGTCTGATGAAAATCTATGCAATGCAGGGGGACACGCTTGATGCCGTTTGCGCCCGCTTTTATGGGCGCACGGCTGGCGTCGTGGAAGCCGTTCTGAAGGCCAATCCTGGCCTCGCGGAGTTAGGCGTTATCTTGCCTCACGGCACGCCGGTAGAGATGCCGGAGGTGAATAGCGCCCCCACAAAAGAATCCGTAAACCTATGGGACTGAGCCTGGAGAAAATCACCACGTTTATCGCCTACTGGCTGGCCGTGGCGCTGGCCTGGTTCGGGGCGATGTCTCCTGAAAAAGTCGCGCTGTACGTGGGGAGTCTTTGCGCCATTTTTACCGCGCTGACGAATTACTGGTTTAAGCGAAAAACCTGGCGCTATCTCCAGTCTCTGGGCCTCGATAAGAAGAGCATTCGTGAACTCAATCATTAAGCGTTGCAGCGTTGCCGGCGTGCTGGCCCTGGCGGTGCTGATGCCTGACTTTCGATTACTGAAAACGTCCCCGGAGGGGCTGGCGTTGATTGCCGATCTCGAAGGATGTCGCCTTTCGCCCTACCGGTGTAGCGCCGGCGTATGGACGTCAGGCATTGGGCACACGGCAAACGTTGTGCCGACGAGGGACATTACCGAGCGTGAGGCCGCGGTAAACCTGGTCGCTGATGTGCTCAACGTTGAGGGGAGTCTGGCGGCGTGTGCGCCGGTAGAGATGCCGCCCCGGGTCTACGACGCGCTGGTGAGTTTTACCTTTAATGTTGGCGCAGGTGCCGCCTGCCGTTCGACGCTGGTGTCCTTTATCAAACGCAAACAGTGGCCGCAGGCATGCGGGCAGCTTACCCGCTGGGTGTACGTCAACGGCGTCAAAAATGCCGGGCTGGAAAATCGTCGCGTCCGCGAGAAGGCCTGGTGTATGAAGGGGCTGCCGTGAGAACCCTCATGCTGGCGCTGGCCGGGCTGTTGGCCATCACGCTGTGGCTTCGTCATGACAACCTGACCCTGTCCCGTTCCTTAGCCAACGCCAACCGGGTCGCCAGCGAGCAAAAAACGGCCCTCGCCACGCTTAACCAGCAGCTGTCCCTGTCGCAGCGGATGGCCAGAGCAAATGAAAATGCCCA